AGACCCGAAGGTGGTCGCGATTGCTAACGCTGCGTGGGGCTGATTAGCCCTACTCGTTTCGAGGTCTGGTAGGTATTGGCTAAATCCCAGCGCCTGCCAATACCTCAAACCCATTGCTATGACTGACTTGGGTCCATAACATAATAATTATTATGTTATCTAGCACTCCTACGCTTCCACTTCTATGCCTGAACTCTCGCCCGCCGCGCAGGCAGTGCTGGATGCCGCCTTGCAATACGAGATCAACCCAGAGTGCTACTCACGGGAGATTGCTGCTGCCGCCCTGCGTGCTGCTGCACTCCATGCGGATAACGAAGAGCATGTAACTTGCGGTGGTGCGTCCTACGCCTTAATGATCGAGGTCGATGATCTTCTTTCCATCGCCGCTGAGCTTGCACGTTCAGGTCAAACATCCGAATTTCGGAGGTTTCAGCAAACCCATTGCTATGACTGACAAAGAAACTGCTGCTTTAGCTGCTCTACACCGTATTTATACTGAAAATGGTGATGCCATGAAACGTCTTGCTGACCTAGAAGCGTGGGAAGCGTACTGTGAAGCCAGTCTTAATCTAAGCAATCAAGATGACGTTAGCGAAGAGCAAGAAGTTGACGGGTATGGCTACCCTTTAAAACTTGGTGATTTTACGTCTCGTAATTTTTTAAAACCATGAATACCAATCAAATCAAAATGCTGCGTTCCATTATTAAGCAGGAAATTGAAGCTGCTGGTATTAATGGCATGGAGCATGGAGTCTGGGGCTGGGCAGAAAGGCAATTAGATGAGAGCTGGGCAGAGTTCCAGCAATCATTATTGATGCCTAATGAGAATAAATACACGGCTTACGAAAGTATTGAAGAACTTTTTGAAGACCTTCATGCTGACGAGAAGATTTGGTTAAAGAAAAAACTGGATGTTGAAGATACTCCCTGGCTCAATTGTGCCGATGGTTTCAAGAACCTTCCTGATGAAGATGCAGATCTCATTGACAGTGGTTCCAGGGTTGCTTAGTGTGGGTCTCTAATCGGTTTGCCGAACTTACTTCTTTCCATCGCTACACTATAATCTTAAAGAGCCTTATTTTTTTTACTTTTCTCATGGCTACTACATTTTCTTGGCGCATCGCCAACATGGAACGCGAAACTGCCGACGGTTTTGTATTTACCGTTCACTATACGGTTTCGGCGGATGATGGTGTTTATTCTTCGGGGGCGTATGGATCACTGGGCCTGGAGCGTCCCGAAAGTCTTATCCCTTTCGACGATCTCACCGAAGAAATGGTCGTTGACTGGGTGAAGGAAAAGTTTGGCGACGAAAAAGTGGAGGAGATTGAGCAAACCTTGCAAAGTGAGCTTGATGAAAAACATGCGCCTAGCAAACAAGCCGGAGTCCCCTGGAACTAATCATGGCAGTAAAAAGCAAGATTGGCATTAGCGGCCAAAAGTTCCTTTCGCCAAGTAAGCCGAAACGCACTCGTCAAGGTAACGGCAAAAATAGTCGCCCTTCTCATGGAAGAAAACTTTCACGAGGGCAAGGTAAATAATCACCAAGAGGGCTGTCGCCCTCTTTTTTATTAGACTAGAAAAAATGTTTATTTTTAATTGCAATGGGACAAGTCATAGCAGGTGGCGAACAATTTGAAACAAACATTGTTGCAGACCATCGCGGGCAAATTATTAAGCGTGGTGCAGATAGTGGTGAAGTGGATGCGTTTGGTAGGCAGCGCGTCAGCCAGCCCTTTACTTTATTTGATTCAACATTGCGTTACAGCAAACTTCCTGAAAAATGGAACGAAACAATTGTTGGATCTGCAACTTCAACTCATTTAACAAACGAAAGTTCTGTGGCCATGACTGTAACGGCTTCAGGAGATAGCGTAACTCGTCGCACTAGGCAAAGCTTTCCGTATCAACCGGGTAAGTCGTTACAAGTTATGCAAAGTTTTAAAGGAGCTACGCTTGCTAGTGGACTTATTCAAGAAGTTGGATATTTCAGTGAAAGCAATGGCGTCTTATTGCGAGCTAGTGGAACCACGCTACAGTTTGTCCAGAGATCGTACACAAGCGGAAGTGTAGTTGAAACTATTGTTAATCAAGACTCTTGGAATATTGATACTGCTTCTTGGTTAAATTTTGATAAAGTAAATATTTTTACAACTGACCTGGAATGGCTTGGAACTGGTCGCGTTAGGGTTGGATTTATTAAGGAAGGGGAATTTTATTATTGTCACGAGTTTCACAATGCAAACAGTCTTGATAGTGTTTACATGACAACAGCAGTGTTGCCTCTTACATATCGAATTGAAGCAACTGAAGCCGCTGGTGGCACGATGAAGCAGATCTGTTCAACAGTTATCAGCGAAGCAGGTTACGAACCCAAGGGAATCATCCATTCTGTTTCTCCTTCCATTGGAAGCATTCCCAATATCAGCGGTGAACGTATTGTTGCTGGCATCCGAATGGCATCAGGACGCACTGACAATATTGTTACTGTAGCGAAAGTTGACCTTGTAACTGAAAGTCAAAACGATACTATCAGGTGGCGTTTACGTCGCAATCCAACAACAAGTGGGTTTAGCTGGTCTGATTCTGACAATGGAAGAGGAAATGTTCAGACAACATCTTCTGGAACAATTGTATCCGGCGGCACAATTGTAGATAGTGGATTATTCTCAGAGCGAGGATCTGCTGAAATCGCTCATACGAATGGGCTTTCACTTGCTCTTGGCGTTAATGAAGATGGCAGTAGTGAAACGCTGTTTCTTACTGTTGCTAGTTCAGGGAATACTGCTACCACTGGCTTGCTGGGGTGGCGTGAACTGCTTTAACAGCTAAACTAAAGGCATTCCCTCTGTCGCCCACCATGGAAAATCCATTTTCAGATTCGCACAAAATCAATTGTGCTGATGCTATTGCAGACGCATTACAGGAATTAGTTTGCTGCGAAGATGGTGAAACTGATGCTTATAAGGCATTGCGTTATTCCATTGACACTTGGGTAAATTACCACGCTAAAGAGCTTGGTAAATGGAAAGCACTTCAACAATGCGTAAAGCGTTCTGTTTAATACATTGCACGAATTTGCAAAGGCCCTCCTAAAGGAGCTGGAGCGTCGTGTTCAATCATAATTCCCGGCAAATCACCTTCAACGAGGCTGATTTTTGCTTTTGGGAATAACTTTTGCGCTTTTTCCATTGCAATAATAGTTTTTTCTTCTGGGATCTTTTTGTCCCAATCGGATTGAAGTTTCTTTGTTTGCTCGTCAACTTGACGCATGGTAAACTCTGCTTTCCATTCAGCCCAGTCGGGGCGGCAACTATTAACAATTAACTGAAAAAGAGTGAGGGTTTGAACAGAAGAAAACCTACGAGCAAGTCGAATTGCTATCTCGTAAGCCAATGCGTTAAAGAGTTGATCTAAAGTCATTGACTAATAAGAATAGACCAACCTCCACTTCCTTTTACCCTCCATCGTGGCACCCAAAAATCACGATCATAATTAACGTACCTGCCACTAGAAAAATCCGAATAGCTTCCGTTGATGAGATCAGCTCTCCCGTAAGGATCGTGAAATATATAACCTTTGGCGTCATAGCCAACAACAACAGACCAATGGCCTCCACCGGAAGGAGAATGTAATGAGCCATGGTGAAGCCAGCCGCAAGGAACTGGTCTACCTGCGTCAATCTCTTCTTTTAACATTTGCTCATTCATGATCGTAGTGAAACGAGCTTTTAATCCAAGAGATCGAAGTGCCTGTACTTGAGCGTTGCTATCAGTCGTGTCTCCAAACCTAGAGCGAATAGAATTATATTCATCATCTCCTTTTACTTTCCCGTAATAAGCTGCAACCATTGCACAAGAACTACTGAAACATTCCCTGTACCCTCTTCCTGACGCATTGTCGTGTTGCGAATAGTAAGGAACAGATAATGGATTGGAGAACTTTGGTTTTGCGGGACCGGATCGATACAATAAAGCAAACTCTTCTAATTGCTTGGGTGATAATTCCTCCTCTAGCCAATTCCAGGCAGCAATTTGATGGCTTTCGCTGTCGTAATATTTAGCAGCACTTGAGAGTTTAATTGCAGGGCTCATGGAGTAAGGTGCGTGGTTATTCATTAAACGTATCAATTTATTTGCATAATTTGGATCAGTTGCATAGCCCTCAGCTTCAAGCATTCGCGCTGCTTCTTCGCGATTCGGAGCGTTATTAACACCAGAGTAATGCTTCCAGTTCTTATACCAACGATCAACTAAATATTTAACACAAGCTTTGATAGAGGGAAAATTAATAAAACTATCTTTAATTGTCATCCATTGACCATTAATAAATTCTTGTGTTGTGCTGCTTGCACCTGAACCCTTAAGACCAAAGAAATTGTTTTTAGCTGACACATGCCTGCCAAAACCACTTTCTAATGCCCACTGAGCTGCAACAAGTTCTGGAAACTTAGCACTTACTTGTTTCGCGCAGGCGCTAATGCCTTCCCATGTGTTAGGGATCATTTTGATTCGCGATCAGGGAAGATTCCTTTGAGAATTTTCAGGACAAGTTGAACGGTGGAGTTTTCCTTAAGAGGACTAATTGCAATGATGTGTTCAGCAGCGCCAACCACAATAGCGCCAACAACGAACCATTCAGCAGCAGTCATGATAATAAAATCAAGTGTTCTATTTTAGCTTAGCGTCCAATTTCAAGAGAGCGCACTCGAACATCTAAGCTTTTCATGTTTTCTGTTAATACATCAAGCTTTTCAGTGATGTTTTCAATTTGAATTGTAATTCGTGATTGCTGATTGCCAACATACACGAGCATGCTTCCAGTAGCAAGAAGCATGCCTGCAGTGATGGTTACGGCAAAGTCTGCGAGCTTTTCTTGCCACGGTTTCATGGAATCTTTACGCGCTTTTCTTTATTCTATTTAAAACCAATAGCCACTCAAAGTGTCACAATATGCGTGTTTTAAGGCTAGGCTTTAGGCAAGCCAATTGAATAAAAAGGCTATGGGGAAAAGCAATGGACCAGAAGATCTTCTCTACTCTCTGTCTATATTGCGTCCCAGTGAAGCCAAAAGATGTTTTCGGAAATCTATTTTTGATGAATACCCATTGCGCGGTCATTTAGGACAATCAGCCTGTGCATATTGTGGGAGATGGTATGAAAAATTAACGCTTGATCATGTCATTCCCAAAAGCAAGGGAGGGCCTCATTATGCAAAGTGGAACTTAGTTCCAGCGTGCCAGAGATGCAATGGAGCCAAATCAAGCCAGCCAGTTTTTGAATGGTGGCGTCCTCAAAGATTTTGGACACTAGAGCGAGAAGAGCTTTTTCTTTCGTGGATTTATAGCAATAGCTTCATTAGTGCTTACACTGAAGTTTCTTCTTGGGAAGAATGGATGGAAATGTTGCAGCGAGCAGCACCGATAAAACAAGAAGACATTGCAAAGGCAGCCATGCGCTGGCCACCTTTGCCTCAAGTTGCTTAATTAAGCGGGGTCAAAAATAGGCGAAGGATCGTCATATCTCACGTTAGGCATTGGGCAAAACCCATCCTTACATTCTTCTTGTCTTGGCGGAAATTCATTTGTTTCGACAATGTCAATCAAACGATTTAAGTACCACTGAGCTTTAAATAAATCTTCAGCACCATTTTTGTTTTCATAACGCATCACATATTTAATTACGTTTCCTTTGATGTAGCCCTTGAAAGCTTCTTTGCTCATTGCAGCTTCAATGCATTCAATGGTTTCAATTCCATTGGTGCCTTGATAATGAGAAGGATGGTTTACGTTGTCCATGGTCAGAATTCGTAGTTGTTGTTTTGAAACGCCTCAAAGGCTTCAGGAGCCACTGGGCGGCCTAACTCAAGCAATGCATCGGCGTAAAGCTTAATCTCGCTCTGAGCACCTTCTCCGCGACGCAGGGAGATGAAATGAAGCAAGGCTTGCAGACTACAGGTCCAAACAAAGCTCACATACATGCAAGTTGGCAAAATACCACGAGCTTGTTCTTTGCTGACACCCATTGCCAAAAGCTCTTTGTAGGCATTACGAGCCGTGTCAATAGTGTCACTGTAAACACTATCAGCAAGTTGCTGCGTGCGTGATCCTACGGGCCCTGAAGATGCTTGGCGATTATTTTCAGATTGCTGCAAGAACTGGCCAGGAACATAAAATTCGACTTCTTCTGCAGAGCAATACCTAAAGCTTTTTTCGTTCCAGCCGACTTGCTCATCAACATAAGAAGACGCTACAGCGTGTTTCCACCATTGCCTTGCAACAAACAAAGGAGCCTTCACATCCCACTTGAATACGACGCCTCTAAAAGGAGAAGTGTGCTTGTGCTTAGCCAGATAATTAAGAAGCTTACGATCGCGGTCTGAAAAAGCCTCGCTTGAGGCATCAAATGATTGTCGCGCATCATTGACAACAGAAAGACTATTGCCCATGGAATCAAGAAGCCGTAAACGACTAATGCAATCTGCAAGAGGATCAATGTGAAAGGACATGAGCAACGGAACGCTTTTTAATCATAGACGGTGTGGCAGTCCGTAACAAGAGTTTCGGCATGCATCCCATGATTTTCTTTCCATAGTTCTTACCATAAAAGAACTGATGCAGAAAAAAACATGCAATTCATGCTCCCTGTTACGCTTCGTGATTACAATGGGAAAAGCTTCAATGCTGAAATGGGACCATTTGAACACTCAGCAGAACGTGAATTCGCTCTTACTGTAAACAAAAAAGCAATTCAAGACTGCGATGACATTAAAAGCTTAAAAGAAGTTGCAGTTAATCTCCTTGTGGGATGGAGTGGCATGCAAACTGCAAGCCAAGCATTGATCCTTGAAAACATTCAACTTCGCCAAGCATTGGCGCAACGTGATGTTGATTTAGAAGCAGCAGACGCTATTGTGGCGGAAGCGGCTGAGATGGTAGAGAAGAGATACGAAGAGATTGATGAGCAATATGAGAAGAGATCATGGCGTGCCATGTGGGGTCTTTGGCCATGGCGGAAGTCAACAGGAAAATAGTCCAGCCACTTGTATAGGCAAGATTATATTTGCGACAATCACGCTCATAGCCACTGCCGCGAACATGACGACCGCCTGAATAAACAGCGCCTTGAATCTCAATGCCAGTGCGAGTTTGGGGGTGAGCAAAATCTAAACGGTAACGACGTGAACGAGGTTTTTCTTTTTTGCGCTCCAGATAATCAGTTTCCCAAGCTTCAATGTCACTGTATTCACGTTCCAATGGAATAGAACGATGTTTAGAGTTCCAAAGCTTGAGGAACTGATCTTCTAGAGCACTCACTGGAGCAATGCAATTGCTCTTATCCTAACGGCTATCTCCATCGCCTTTGATCTTTCCTCGCATCATGCGATCACGAAGCTTGTCAAGGTTTTCTTGAGCAACATTTTCAAGATCAAAATTAAGCTCACTGGCAATTTGCGAAACATACCAAAGCACATCTCCAAGCTCTTTGCGAATAGCAGCGCGACTATCGTGATCAAAATATCCGCCCTTATCACGCATTACTTTCTTCATTTTTTCTGCAACTTCACCTGCTTCACCACAAAGGCCAAGCACGGGATAAGTCATGTTTTTACCTGCATCAGGGTAGATAGCTGTGCGACGTGATTCCTTTTGATAATCGTTGAATTCCATTGAATTAGCCTGGGTGGTGCTTGTGAGGAATGTAGCAATTGCAGTATTGACTGCAAAAATCTTCTTTGTCAGTGATGGGCCAAATGTAGTCTGTTTGGTTGGCTACGCTTTGAGGAGGACAATAATGACATTCTCCCAGGCGTCCTTCACCGGCCCGCCAAAATTTACAGTGTTCACATTGCATAATTTAAAAGGGGCCTTGCGGCCCCTCGCGAATCAAAAAGGAGCTTCTTCGGTTTCGTTCTGCCAAACAGAAGCATATCCTTTCGGCGCTTCACGGTCAGCACCCTTCACTTTTACGCTTCCCGTGAACTGCGGGGCGCGATCAGAAGAACGCTTTTGATTGGGCCATACAGCCATGTCAAGACTGTAGTTGCCACGATCGTTGGGGCCTGCTTGCTTCAATGCATTGAGCACGTCAGGGGTGAGATCGATGGCAGCAGTGATTGGGGGCCGATTGGCCATGGTGTTTCTCCTGTGGAGTAATGGAAATGCTCTGGTGAGCCTCCATATCTTACCCCCGATCCATGGTCAAAGCAAACGCTTTACCGCCAGGGTAGTGCTCTGTGAAATATCTTTTAACAGTGTCTTGCATGATGGCCTGCTGACTGACGAGTTCCAAGTCGTCAAGATGCACTAACTGCAGGGAAGCTTCGGGCTTGTCCGCTTCAGGGTCGTAACATGCAATGACACACCAAGCTTGCTCGACAGGCAGTCCATACATTTGACTGGCTGCCATCGTATAGGCACCAAGTTGTCGCTTGTAATCGGCTAGCTGCCTATCAGGCTTTTCTTTAAAGCTTGTCTTCCAATCGACCAATGCAACACTACCATCGGTCATTTTTGCAAGCATATCTAACGTGCCAGAATAGCCAATTGCTTGATCTTCATTAAACCATGCGACTGCACTTTCAATTAAAACTGGCTGTTCAATAGTTTCAAGAAAGGGCAGGGCAGCATCGTAATAAGGACGCCAGTCAACAGCACTGTCAAGATGATGTTCAATATCTTCTCCATTGAACCAATCTTCAATGACAGTATGAAGCCATGTGCCACGATTAGCAGCTAATCTTGTGCGTCGATTTGCTTCCTCTGGCCCTACTTTTTTACGCCAATTCATGAGTGCCATGATCTTTGACGCTGGTGCCATGGAAGAAAGAATTGTTGTTACCGAAGGAAGTAACATGCCTTCTGGAACATTAGGGAAGTCATTACATTGATAATGACGCTTGCCATTCAAAGCAATACGATTCGGTTCATAGTGTTCCAGAGAAGACATGAGAGATTCTAAGCAAAGGTCAAGGCAAGCCATGTTCACGCGGAACAACAGTGCCCGCAAATTTTAATGCGAGCACTGCTGCGGCAAAATCTACTTTTTTGAATTTGCAATCTCCTTCACTGCTTCAATTGCATTTGATGCATTGTCACAAGAAGAACGGAGCTTCGCGATGATAACGGCATTCTCTTCTTTAGAGAAGGCAATGTTGTTGTCTTTCGCCCAAGTCGTAACGATTGTTGAAATGACATTGGCAAACATTGCACTGTCTTTAATGTCATCGCCTTTTGCGAGACCAAGATTTTCAAGTGCTGTTTTTCCTGACTTGAGACTGCTACGTTCATCAGGGAATTGCAAGGGATTAGCCTTACAGAATGCAAGAAGCGATTCCTTTCCATTGAAGCTTTTCTCAAGCTCAAGTCCAATGCCTTCAATGCCACCAGAAGCCTCCTTGGGGGAAGGTGCAGCCTTCTTGGCCGCAGGAGCAGGCTTTGACGCTTCACCATCGTCTTTAGGAATGTCTTCGCCTGCGTAAAGCTTCAGACCAAGACCAGTGAACGTGGCAATACATTTAACGGATGCACGTTGAATGTTGTCACTTACGGCACGAGCATCAAGTTGCTTCAATGCATTGTGCCTATTGTCCATCAATGGAAAGACAAGTGCAGGTGTGCGTTTTGTGCCGTCTGTGAGATACGGACGAAGAAGCCAGCAACCTTCCTGACCAAATACAGGCCATCCAATACGTTCCTCTTCAAAGGAAACATACAAGGAAGGGAATTCCTGCTTGAGATAGCGAAAGGCAAACGGCCAGGACAAGTAAGACAGTCCTTTGTAATTCTTCTCGACGTGATCACCAATTGGAAGCTCGTAAGCTTTTTTGAAGGCATCAGCGGGAATTTCAAGAGGAGTGAACATGCCAAGAGTGCGTTCGGTGAGCATGAAAGTAGAAGGGGATTCAGTCATTGTTGGGTTCAGCAGAGGAGTCGATGTAGGCGGAATCTTCAATCGAGCGTTCAAAAATAACCACGCTAACTTTATTTGCCTTCTCTGTTTCGTCGTGCATCATACTAGTGCCAGGCAGTGGCCAATCTTCAACGATGCGAATGTCGGTGATACCTCCATGGTATTTTGCGTCATAGCCTTCAAGAAGGCTCATTTCTTCGTCCTGCAAAAACACTGGAACATCTGGCCCATATTTTGATTCAATCTTAAAAATGATTTGCCGCAGTTCAGAGATTTTCATGGTTGGTTGGTTCTGTGTGGTCTTTGACAAATTGCCACGGCTCGTTAGCTAACATGGCTTCTCCTTCCCATGAAGCAGTAGAACGAATGATACGTTAATTGCTTCGGACTTGGAAAGAGC